TTTGAAAAAATTTAAAAATTCTTTTTTTCTCTTTTTCTGCCAGTACAAGCCTTGGTTGATTACTCTATCGTTCACTCTATCATGAAATGTATTGTGTTTCTTATTCGTCAACGGCAAACAATTCCATTCAACGAATTCAAGTTCAGGATATTCAGATACAGGAAAGATATGGTGAACCATTTCTGCTTGAACAGAAATTCCGTAACGCAAACTTTCTTGACAAAGATAATCATGCTTACGCATTATCCTATCACGGAACTTCTCCCACTTCTTAGACTTCAAGGATGGTCTGATAGGTTTGTTGTACATGGCAAACCTCCTTTCCAATACTAAAAGGGACAGGTCAGCGACCTATCCCCTCTCATACAAGAAATCCATGCTATCATAATAACCCTTTTTTTGTGAGACTTCAAGATGTCTTTTGTCTCATTTTTTTAAACATTAATGATCGTCTGGAAGGTTAAAACGTTTCGAGACGAATTCTGAAACTTGTGGATCTGTGTCTGTATTTACTTCTGATTCTGGAATTGTAGAAACTTTTGTTGCAGAATCTTCTAGTATTTCTTTTTCCCAATCTACAAGAATGTATCTACAATCTGGTCCAAACTTTTGTGGAACGACATTGTATCCAACTATCTTGAAGTTCACTTCAGGGTTATTTTTAATGTCTTTGTTCAGTTTGTTAACTGCTCCAGATTCAAACAATATATCGCGATATTCTTTTATCATGTTATACTCCTTTTTCTATGTTGTTTTACCTCTCACTTTCACATATCTTATATTTTGTTAAACTCACTCTAAATCTCAAACCCTTACTAATCATGGGTTTTGAAGAGTTTCATTTTTTCAGTTTATGCTTAACTCATTATGTGAAAGTGATATCTAAAAAAAATTAAATGACAAAGTTTCGTAAAGCATCATCAAGCTCTGCTTGTTCTATCCCTATGTATCTAAGAGTAATTGCAGGTGATGAGTGATTGAACATTTTCTGTAATGTCCCTACGTCCTTTGTCTTGTTGTAATATTTATAGCCGAATGTCTTGCGCATCGTGTGAGTTCCTACGTTATCAATGCCGAGTTCTTCAGCAGCTTCATGGATGATTTGATAGGCTCGCTCACGAGTGATTGCTTTATTCTGACCTTGCCTACTCTTGAATAGAAAATGATGAAATGGTTTGCCTTCGACGTATCTCCTCATTTCTTTCTTGAGTTCTTTCGTCATTCGTCTTGTTATCTGCTTGCCAGTCTTCCGTTCTCTCAGCTTGATGTGCCAACCTTGAACGTCTTTAACTTTCAAGGTAAGTATATCTCCAACTCTCAAGCCAGTATTCAGACCTGTAATGAATAGCATATAATACATCTCATTCCACTCTTTTAGATAATCTTTCATTGCCTGAATGTCGTCATTATCTTTTATCGGTGATACAAATTCCATATTCTACCTCCTTTCCCAAAACAAAAAGCCAGCATTTGCTGACTCTTGATGATGCTTCTGTTGGACAACTTTTTGACTAGAGTTAAGGATATTTCCCAAAGTGTGATATGTGTTTTTGTTTCAGAAGTTCATGCTATCATAATAGACCTTTTTTTGTGAGACTTCAAGATGTCTTTTGTCTCAATCTTATTTACAACTCACCTTTCAGTATAGCGTACTGTTCTAAGATAATCCTCCTACGTCGATAGATTGTAGCTTTGCTCATGAATTTCTGTTCTGCTATTTCTTCCCATCTCAGTTGAGGATATCTCCAGCGCAGATTGAAGATTTCCTTATCTTCATCAACTAGATTGATCAGGAGTTTGTTAATAATAGCTTTGAACCCTTCGAGAAATTTCAAGGTTGGATCATCTGCGATTCTGATTGCGATAGTTTCGGTAGGTTTGCTTATTCCTACGCTGGGACCGCTTTGAGCATCTGGGTTTCGAGTTTCTAATTCTAGTCTTCTCAAATCTATTGTACGTTGAATGTTTTGGAATTTGAAAAGTTCTCTGTCCAATGTTTTGAGGTCTTCGTCGCTCAATTTCTTCAAATTTCACCTCCGAATTTTCTAAATAATTAAATAAGCTATCGAACATTTTAGAAAGAGCCTTACTGATGTCAGAAAGTATCTGCTTAATCATTCTAGATAAAACTTCAATTTCTTCCTGACTTAACTTTATAAGCTTATTTTCTAATTCTATTTGTTTCTTCTGAGCAAGTTGTTTAGCTTTCTTCTTTTTAATCCTTCTATTCATCTTGCTCTCCATTTCCTGGTATTAGCTTTTATGAATGCAGCCTGCTCTTGCATCTGCTTCCATTCGTAATCCATGATGATTTCAAATTGATTGTTACAAAGACCTTTTAAGAAATCATTTTTAGCTTCAAGTTTCTCAATATCCTTATAGGCCCTTTCATACAGTTCATCTTCCAGAAATCTAATACGCTCTGCCATTGCTTCCTGAATGATGATGTAAGTTGGTTTCTTGTACTTTGTCATTACAATCTTACCTCATCTCCTATTTTTAGAGATTCATAGTTTGTTTGAGTAACTACGAATATTCCGTAATTTTGTATTGTGATCGTGTACAGGTCGCCAATCTTCTCCTTGTGGACGACTCTGCCTTTGATTTCTGCGCCTTGGTTATCTGCTTTGTAGATTACAATAGGGCGTTTTTCTTCTAGTTTTTTTATGTGGATACTCTGCCAGACATTCAATCCAGCAGATAATAATATCCAGATTGCGATAAATCGTTTCATTCGGTTGCCTCCTTCTTTGTTTTAAAGGTAATTTCTAAGTAGAAGTCTTGATCGGGTATCTCTAGCATAGCTGTATTGGTTTTACCGTCAGACTCAACGATAATTTTTCCGATTGCCAAAACTAAGTCTCCAATTGTGCTATTTAGCGTAAGGCTCATTCTGTGACCTCCTTAAAGCGCCCATCTATTTCGGGGCTTATTTCTTTTAAAAATAGGATTCTTCTTTTCTTTTTTCTTCTGTTTGTGATATTCACTGTCTTTGTTAAAGATAATATCTTCATCTTCAATCAGTTCAGGAATGAAGCGCCCAGATGGGTATCGTTCAGGTTGTTTCATCACTCCACCTCCTCAAAATAACTATGAAATTTACTTAAATTGATAATAGCAACCTCTTCAACAGAATGATTCTTAATGTCAAAGTCTGTATCATTTTTCCCAAACTCTTTTTTTATCGCTTTTTCAGCAAGCGAAGGTAGAGCAAATATACTTGCTCCATTTCTCAAAGCGAGCGCTTGACCGTGTTTATTTACTACTCGATAACCCACATCAAACGGTCTGATTTTCGCAGGGATTTTTATGCGTTTGCTTTCAGTTTTTGTAGCTTGTTCAAGTGTTTGCACCATCACTCCACCTCCTCATTTTTCTAACGTTTTGATTACACTTTCAATCTGTTCTTTCTTCTTCTGCAACTCTTCCAAACTTTTGACTTCTATTGCTTTTTTAATGATTTCAAGTTGTTCAATTTCTTTTTTAAACTTGATAAGTTCTTCAACTTTGCGAGCATAATCCCTAAAATTTTTTGCCCAGTCATATTCATCCCAGCCAAAAACATGTAAAAAATCATTTTTTAAATCCTGGTATTTTCTTACCAAATCTCTATTGACCATCGCTTGAGAATACATAATGTAGAATGTCATAGCCGAAATCAGCAAACAAGCAAAGAACATTCCCCAAAACATCAAATCTTTCATTCTTCAACCTCCTCATTTTCTTCAAAGTCTTCAACAAAAAAATAATTGACATTCTTAGGGTTGACGGACAAATTTCTAATCCTCATCAAATTCCCATTGTTGAACTGGCTAGTAATTTTTGTCAATTCTTTTTCTGTAAAGTTTCTTACTAGAAAATTAAGTTCTTCACCATTAGAGAAGCAAATTTTTATTTTTTGATGATTGCTAACTTGCTCACTTTCAGGTCCATAACCAAGCAAGTATCCTACACTTACACCAAAATATTTGGCAAGTTTCTGAGCTTTATCTGATTTGATTTGGCTTTCTTCGTTTTCCATTTTTTGGTACCCTCTACGGGTTACGCCAATAGCTTTAGCAACATCCTCTTGTGTGTCGCCTGTTTGGTGTCTTAATTGTTTCAGTCTGTTCATCCTTCACACCTCCTTAAAATGGCAATCCATCATCTGGAATATCCATCGGATCACTAGCTCCAAAACTTGGTGGCATCTGATTTTCCATGCTCGAATGGTCCGCAGTCTTATCTCGCTTTTCCAAAAGCTGAAAGCTTTCAGCTACAACTTCAGTCACATAGACACGTTGTCCTTGCTGATTATCATAGCTACGACTCTGAATGCGACCTGTAATCCCTACAAGAGCACCCTTTTTAAGCCAATTTGCAAAATTTTCAGCTTGCTGACGCCACATGATGCAACTGATAAAATCGGCTTCACGATCACCTGCCTGATTCTTAAAATTGCGATTCACTGCCAAACTAAAAGTTGCAACAGCCACATTTGATGGTGTGTATCTTAACTCAGGGTCACGAGTCAAGCGACCTACTAACACAACATTATTGATCATCGTTTAACTCCTTTTCTACTTCCTCAATCAACCAATTAAGGTTCTTTCTAGCTTTCTTCAAATCTTCCAGACCATTCTTCTTCTGGAATCGCAATTGATACTTCAAAGCATTTCCAAGAAAAAAGCCTTTCAGCTGTTCTGGTGTCATGAAATTTCTTAAAGCATCGATAGATTGCATGCCATACCGACCTTGGTAATGACTTGGGTTATTTACGTTGTCAATTTTTTCAGGTTTCATTATTCATCCCCTTCCTTGTTTTCTAAAACGGCATCCTGTATAAAAGTATTGCCAATTTCATAGTATTTGTATTCCTCAGCTGTCACTTCAAATGTTTCTTCGACTTGCTTATTGTCTGCATATCCTGAAACAACCAGAATATATCTTCTTTTGGTTCGGGTTGGTACCAGTACCGTACTTTTTCCTGTCGTAACATGTATGAATGTTGTGTGAGGTTCATCAATGTACTTGTCTACAACCGTCCCACTCGAAATCTGGTGACATGCTACGAGAAAGACTGTGAGTAAAACAACACATAGGATTTTTAAATATCTCATTCTAAATCCTCACATTTTACAAACACCCCGCCAATCATCTTACCTTTGCGGTCCTTAATGACTTCATAAGCTTCTTCTAAGCAACTTTCAGCTGTAGTTCCATTACAAAATGAAACTGTACTAACCACACTGTCAAGAAACATCAAGTCTGATTTGATTAAAGGAATCTGTGTCTCGTTATGACAGATATGGGCGTATAGCTTCTGAGCGATATTACCCAGACTGGAAACCATCAGCAGCAATTCAAGTTCCTGTTGATTAGCCGAAATCTGAGCACCGTTCTTGATCTGTTGCTCAAGTCCAATCATTACTATCTGGATATCACCAAGTGCATCATAGATCAGTTCAGATTTATCTTTTGCGATACCTTCAAACAGCTCTCCTGATTCTTCCATCAACTTCAAGAACTGTTTGACAGGATTTGCTTCATGTAGATTTCTGTCAACAAACCACTGTTGAACCTTTTCTTCCAAATTCATTTTTGTATTCATCTTATTTTTCCTCT